TAACAATTTAAATTCTAAATAATGGATGAGAATATAAAAAAACAGTTAGACGATGTTTGTAATATTATTGATGAGAAACTGGAGAAATCTGCTAAGTCAATCAAAGATAATGTTAATAGCGAAGTCGATACTGTAATAAAAGGCGAGGTTAAGAACCTTGTCGAAAAGCACTCAGAAATCGTTGATAGATTAGACAAGATCGAAGTTGAAAACAAAAAAGACAACTTTGAAAAAGTTTATACTAACAGTAGAGATATGATTGCTGATGGTTTGAATAAAAGTGAATCATTCAAAGCTATGAAAGAAGGTAGCAGATCAAATGCTAACTTTGAGTTAAAAGCTGATGTACTCATTTCTTCAGACTTTACTGGTGCTAGTTCATCAAGAGATGCAACTGGTGTCGAGAGAGTATCAGGTATTAAGTTCAATCCGTCAAATGTGACGAATATGCTTAACGTAATACCAACTGCTTCTACATCTTCTAATGTAATTAGATTTGTAAAAGAAAACAGTTATACGGACAACGCAGGTGCAACTGCTGAAGGATCAGCACCATCTGATTCAGAAATGGCTTTAGTAGCTACTGATGCAATAGTGCAAAAGATGGCTTCTGTAATGACTATTTCGCAAGAGATGTTAGATGATACTCCTGCTTTAGCAGGTTATCTTAACACTAGATTAGTAGGTAAACTTAACACAGTTATAGATGACCAATTAATTGGTGGATCAGGAAGTTCACCAAACCTATTAGGTTTATTGAATGGTGGTACTGCTTTTGATACTTCTGCTTCAGGTGCTTTTTATCAAGCGATTGATAATGCACAATCTCTGGATGTAATTTATGTCGCATTAAACCAGTTAGCTTTGGCTAATTATTCTGCTAATGCAATTATTTTAAATCCTACCGATTTCCATTCGATCGCATTGCTCAAAGACACCACAAATGAGTATCTTAGAGGTAATTCTATCGTAAGTGCTGACGGATTCCTAAGAATCAATGGTGTTCCAGTTATTATGAACAACAAAATTTCAGCAGGAAACTTCATTGTTGGAGACTTTGCACAAGGTAGTCAAGTATTCCAAAGAGAAGGTGTAAATGTTGCGTTTGGATATGAGGATTCAGATAATTTCTCGAAGTATCTCGTATCTGTTAGAGCTATCGCAAGACTTGCTCACGCAGTATATCTACCTGATGCTTTTGTTAGAGGTGCTTTCAGTTCAGCTAAAACTGCAATCGAAACTCCGTAATCAAGAGTAATTGGTTATTAAGAAAGGGCAACTAAATTAGTTGCTCTTTTTTTTTATCTTTGTTTAAATCAAAATTTAGAATTATGAAAATTAAATGTAAAACCGAAATAACTAGAGAAGGTGTAGAATATCAGATTGGTGATATAGTTGATATACCTGAATCTAATGTTTCTAAATGGATTGAAAAAGGTTGGGGTGAAAAGGTAGTAAGTAAAGAAGAAAAATCTAAAAAAGAAACAAAAGAATTAAAGGTTAAAAAAGAAACAAAATAATGATTAGTGTACAAATAGATTCAACTACTGGAAGTGAAATTGTTGCAAACTCTGAACTTAAAGATTATGCAAGGATAGAAACATCTGATGATGATATTATAGTTGCAGAGATGATTAAGTCTGCTAGAGAGAAATGTGAATCATATATGAACAGAGATATTGTTGCAAAAACAAGAACGTTGTTTATAAGTGATGTCCATAGATCAGGTGAATATGGTGATTTGTATAGACGTAAGATCAAAATAGTTTTGCCATTTGCACCAGTATCATCTGTAACATCTGTGCAACAACAAGATAGTAGTGGTACATTATCAAGTATAGGACATAATGTTTACGGATTTGAAGATAAATATATTGAGATACCT